GACAGATTGACAACCTGAAAGAAGGCATTGAACAGAAAAAAAGAGCGCTTAAAATGGGTGTTGTGCCGAGAGATAATATTGGTGAGCATACAATTACTATCGAGAGGGAAGAGGAAAGGCTTGCCGAGATTCTTGGTAGTAAGCCTACTCTATCTAATTCTGATAAGGACTTATGTAGCAAAATCTATAAAGAGACATCCAGCAAAATACAGGATATTCTCCCGTCAAGGTCAGATATGCAAAAGGGTTATGCTGATGCTTTTCAGGAACACAACATGAACGAAAACCCATGTATCCAACTGTCTGACAAAGCCTGCGAAATGGCAGAGAGCAATGGCATAAGGGTTTCGACTGGTGGTGAGGTTTCCCGTGAGGGTGCAAGTAAGCTCTTTAAACTTGTTGGTCATGTCATTGGAGAAAACACCAATGTCGAGCGTTTAAGGCAGGATGGTAAAGGATACAGGCGGTAATTCCCATGAGATATATTTTCCAGGGAAATTTTCAGGATCAGTCGGGTAACGCTGTCAATGAAGGAACTGTAAGCGTGGTGCTGGCTGGAGCTTCCACCCCGGCCAGCATCTATGCGGCTTTATCTGGCGGCGCTGCGGTTAATTCTGTTGAGTCAAATACAGCCGGAGTCTTTAGATTTTATGTTGATACAAATGACTACAACACTGACCAGTTATTTGATGTCACTCTGTCTAAAACAGATTTCGCATCACAAGAATATCCTAACGTAGATATATACCCTGACCTTGTTTACACTTATGTGGCTAATCCAAATGCAACAGATCAAGGAGTGGCTAGTAACGATAATTCTATAGCTGATTTAATCGCTGAGATAGGTAGCAATGTAGCTACTATTCTATGCAATGACGGAACCTATACCTTTACAACTTCCGACATGATCCCAGTCAATATAACTCTTAAGATGATTGGTACAAGCCAGATAGCAGGAACATTAGCGTTTAGTGGAAATAATCTTGAAATTGAAGGGAGCCGTCAGGTATTTGCCAGTGGTGCTACGATAACAGGACTGGGGTATATTGAGCCTCAGTGGTGGGGCGTTAAGGGCGATGGTTCAACTGATGATTTTACTAACACGCAGAGGGCATGGAATTCCATTAGGAATGTCGGTGGTCATATCCATTTCCCATGGACGGGATTAAATTATTGCTTTGAATCTGCATTGTTGTTTCAAAACACAAGCGCCAACACAACAGCTTTTTACAAGATTACTGGAGATCATGTTACATTTAATTTCTTTGGCTCAGGAATAACATCTTCAAACCTTGTCACAATTGGAGCAGATAGCAATGCCAATGCTCAAGGAGGTAACGGGGATTTTGATATGAGCGGAATAAGAATAATTGGCACAAACACTCCCGGCAAGCCAACAACCACAACAGGTCTCAACGATTCTAACAGAGGTCTTTTTATGAAGTATTGTTATAGCCATAAAGTGAGCAATGTTTATATTGCTTATTGCGATTATGGCCTTGAAACTCAGTTTTGTTTCAGTCAGTGCTCCGTAGACGATCTACATATTGAACAATGTTGGGTCGGCCATTGGGCCAATAACGAAACAACTAATATGTCCCTGTTTAATCCTACAATTAAAGAGTGCGGGTTTGCCGTGCTTCTTTACCCTGAAGATGGCACAAAAGCAGTCTACGGCATATCGTATCATCATCCGAATTTTGAGGGTGGTCATGTTGGAGTTGCTATGGACCCGAATGATCAAGGTACAGGTGGAAGGGGTGTTGGTTCAATATCTTTTACTCATCCATATATGGAAAACATTACCGGTGATTATTTTAGATTAGGACTTGCAGTATCTTTAGGCAATACAGCGACTATCGGAGGTAATCGTGATAGACATATACAGGACATAACTTGCATTGGTGGTCTGTGGGCTTCTTCTGGAGGATGGAATGGTCCACCCATTCCTATTAGAGTAAACGGTGATGCCGGTCTTGTTACTGGTATTAATTTTCAGGGTATTGCTTGTCTTGATACTGACATAGTTAATTTGGAAGATGCTAGTAACGTGAATATTATGTACAGTAAAGACCCTGAGGTAAGTTTAGGCTCTGGCTCTCAATCTGTTGGCGTAGCAGCTGGTGAAACTTTTTGCTCTGCTATTGTTGCAGGAGGAGCAATAACAAGCACAAGGCAACGTGGAGGGGTAATCACATGGTTGTCTACAGGGAAGTTCAGGCTCACATTTGAGACTGACTACATAGATACAGACGAATATATTGCGGGAGCGTCAATTGATATTGTAGGCCACTGGATAGTGCAAAATCGGGCTGTGGGATCGGTTGATATATGGGTTTATAACCAGGCAGGGCCAACCTTAACAGATCCGACTGAGATAAATATTTGGACAAAGGGAATGGTGTAATGTCGAGGTACGCATACAACGGAGTGTTCCAAGAGAGGATATAACCATGATAGACGGAAAATCAATGCTTAGGATGCTTAGAGAGGAAATGAACGAGGCTTCAACATCAACCTTCATGGACGATAGGACTTCTTATTCTTTTCTTCATCAGGCAGCTATGGGATTTGTTGGTAGGACGCTTTGCCTGACAAATGAACAGTCCATTGCAACAGTGGCTAACCAGAGCGGATATACATTGAATGCTAATTTTATGCAGTTATATCTCATGAATCCACAGGGGTTTTATTACATAAAATATAATGATGGCACAACGGATACCTTCCTTGAGCATAAGGATTACAAGAATATCATCTATGACAACGAGACTGCTTCACAGACAGTCCCTACTAATTTCGCCATAATTGACGATTCTACCAAGGACATAAGATTGTCTGGGACAACGACTTCGGCCGGTGCTGCAAGTGCAGGAGAGAGTACGCTTACGGACACGGGTGCGGATTTTGCAGACGTTTCTCCTGCCGACATAGTTCATAACACAACAGACGGGAGTGATGGTGTGATTCTGTCCAAGACTTCCAGCACAGCGCTTGTTACGGCTCTATTTGATGGAACGGTTAATGATTGGAGCAGTACCGATGCATATGTCATACAGCCACAGCCAAGATTTAAGCTTGTACTTGACGCTCCTCCATCAACATCAGGTCATACAATGACGGTTTATTACATTGAGAAACCAGATCCGGTTTATTCTGACTACGGGATATATAGGATTCCAGGGCAGCATTTGGAAAGCCTTGTTGAGTTTGCAGTGGCTAAGTATAAGATGCGTGATTCAGACCCGGCATTTGCTCAGACCTTCCTGACTTACTGGAACGCCAAGATTAGAGGGTCGGCAAATGCTCTTAACCAGACATTTTTACGCAAGGGGTTTGAAGTGAATATGAAAAAGAGAAGATAAATATGGCAATAGATAAAGACAAATTAAGGCCGTTTGAAATTAAACTTGACGGCAAACTAATTACGGCTGATAGCTCAACTACAATTGGAAATAACTTTCAGTTGTTAAAGAACCTGCGTTACGATAAAAGGAATCCAAAGGGTGTGGGCGGTATGACAAAGATCAATTCAACCAATGCCCTCGATGCAAATCATCAGCACGTACAGAATGCTTTTCATTTCCAGAAGGATTCACCGGCAGAGACTCATATACTGGCTCAGACTGTCAAAGCAGCGGACGATACAGCTCCAGCTATTGTTCAGAATACAACAGCGATTCCGGGGGTGGGTGATTTTGTAGGGGGTGCAACACCAACTGAGTTATTTACTGAGAATGTAAATGCAAGCGTGGCTCGGTTTTCAGATGCACCCGGAGGCCAGATGGCTATGTGTGACGGCAAAGGGGCACATATATGGGGCGGTAACGAAAAAAAGGTGTCAGGGTTTATTAATTATGATCCTGCAAATACTTTCAAATATGACTACACTTCTCAAGTTCAGAACAGTTTAGCAACATCATTGCAGATAGCTACATTAAAATCGGTAGCCGCAACGGTTGATTCCCTTGTTATGTTGCTTATACACGGCAGCGAAACTGTTGCTGGTGGTACTTTTACCGAAAGCTCCCCGACAACGCCACATACGGTTACGTTTAATGGGACACAGACAGACTTCAGTTCAGTAGATAAAAAGTTCGGAAGTAAATCAATGTACTTTGATGGCGCAGGGGATTATTTAACTATTCCTGATGATGCTGATTTTGATTTGAGTGGGAGCCATACAATAGATATATGGATTAACCCAACCTCATTAGGGACAGAGCAAACTCTTTATTTTAAAAAAACAAATGATACTAATTATTACAGACTGTATATAGATGTTAATAGTGCGCTTGTGTTTGAAATAACAGATAGTGGGGGAGGCAGTGGCACTGTTAATTTAACTACAGACAACGATGCTATAACTGAAAATACTTGGCAGCATATTGCCCTGACTCATGCTTCAACCTTTACAGAGTGGTTTTTATATGTCAATGGCAATCTCAGAGGATCACTTTTCGATGTCAGCAATGCCGTTGCTTATACTGGGGATGTCTATATAGCTGCTGACACTCTTGGGGGCGGGGACGCAATAGATAACGAATATATAGGCTACATGGACGAAGCGAGGGTTTCTAATGTTTTAAGGTGGGCTAACTTCGATTTTGAAGTCCCGACAGCTGCGTGGACGACAGATGCAACAACATACTTATATATAGGATCAACAAGACCATTACAGGCTATAAAATCATATGTCGCAACAGCCAATACTACAGCGGGAACTGCGACGGGGTTTTATTGGGATGGCGATACATGGGAAATATTGACAACATTTGTAGATGGGACGGCAAGCGGTGGAGTGCCCTTTGCGCAGACAGGGAGTATGACTTTTGATACCACAGAATCCACAGTAAAGGTGAGATCTATTGATGAGATTGTACTGTACTGGTACAGAATTTATATTACAGCCTGTGATGATACAACCACACTCAGTCAGGTCACAGTTGATGCCCCGTTTCAGACGATTAAAGATATATGGGATGGTGCGTTGAGAACGATCATATCCTATCAAAAGTTTGAGGACGGATCATATCAGGACAATACTGTGAACGTAGTTGAGAACTCTTATGACACTGGCAATACGGCTACATTTGCTGTGCTTGATGCCCTTGCTGCCACTGAGTATCAACTTATAGGCTCGTTTGAGCAGTTAATGGGTATTAAAATCCACCTCATAACAGACAAGGTAAATACAACATCGAACACAATATTGACAATATCTTATTCCTCTGATGGCATTACATGGACTTCCGTGGGGACCATATCTGACGGTACAAGAGAAGCTGGAATATCTTTTGCTAAATCAGGTTTGATCACTTGGAAAGCTCCTACGAGAAGTGCTGAGTTCAAGACAACGATTAATAAATCCTTGCCCTTGTATTTTTATAAGTTTGTGTTCAGCCAAGCTCTCAGCGCAAGCGTTGAAGTTTATCATATTGTAGGAATCCCAACGCAGAAGGAGACAAGAGGTTTTAAGTTTCCGTTAATGGCAGATAACTGTTTATGGCTTTTAAATAATGAGGACGAGGATAAGAACGCAGCTGTCAGGTCTGCACCAAACGCTCCAGATATATTTAACGGTAAAGATTCATTTAGTATTCACTTTGGTGATGAGAAGGGGTTGACCTGCGCCGCAGTAATTCCTTCAAGAAAAGATGATCGAATAGACGAACTTAAGTTAATTTATAAAAACAGTTCCATGTTCGGGCTTACTGGTGGCCCTAGTCAGGACAGTTATAGGGTATTTACAATATCAGAAACTATAGGTTGCAATGCGCCCTTGACGTTAAAGACCACAGTTATCGGCAGTGGAGATAATAAGATCCCAGTAGCTATATGGCAGACAGCGACAGGCGTATATATCTATAACGATTTCAAGCCAATTCCTGTTCATGATGACATAAGGAACTTCTTTGATCCGAATGAAGCTGTACATATTAATGCAACATGGGGATTTAGATCAATTGGTTTTGTCAATGAAGAGAAGCGAGAATACCACTGGTTGTTTCCAGACGGTAGTTCATTAGGCGAACTTAATAGAGAATTCGTGTTGGACTTAAAGAAGTTAAGGTGGTTTGAGATTCCAAGAGGGACAGGGAAAGAATTGCAGTGCGGTATCACAGTTGAAGATACAAGGGGCAATAACTACAATTACGGTTTTATAGACACTGGTTATATGGAAAGGCTTGAGAATGGCACTGACTTTGATGGCACTGATATCGTTCAGGAGTTGCAGTTAGGTGACGCCCCTTTATTTTCGGAGTCAGGCGTGTTTAGCACAATGTATGAAACTGAAATAAGGCATTTCAAGTTGCTTATGAAAGCAAAGACAACGACTACCAACAGCGTTGCAATTACTCACTTTGGTGATGGCAAGGCTGCGGGTACTCCCATTGAGGCTATGTCGCCTGTTAAGTCAGGCTTCTCACATGTAGAGAAAACTCGTTCAATAAATATTGGTAAGCATACACATCATGGTTTTAAATTGTCGATGACCACCGACGACGAAGCTGTAGGTTTTGAGCCTATAGGTATTGGTGGATTTTATAAAGTTACAAG